GCCGGCGGGCGGCGTGAAATCGGCGGGCAGTTCGAGCTTGTAGTCTTCGGCCTTCTGCGGGCGCGACAGCGCCTTCACATCTTCGGCCGCCTTGAAGGTCTTGAGTTCGTCGCGCTCCTTCAGATCCTTGGCGAGCGCAACGGGATCGACCTTGAGCGAATTGCTTGTGGCATCCCAATAGCTGTCAGGGATGCCTTCCGGCCTAGCCGCTGCCTGGGTCGTCGTTCCATCCGGGGACGACGGTGTCGGCGTTGATGCGGCGGCGGGATCCACCGGCGCCGGCGACGCGGACGGGCTTGGGCTGGGGGACGACAAGGGGCTGCTCACCGCCGTCGGTGCCGCCTGCGTTGCTGCTACTACCGGTTCGTCCGCCACTTTCAGAAATCCCCTTGGCCATGAGGCCGATCAACTTGGCCGCGAACGTGCGTTCTCCATGATCCAGTCGCAACGCACCGTCCGATTCCGCGAGCGAGATCGACATCAAACGGCGCTGCAAAAACACGTAGAAAGCCGCGCCATCCGGCGTTCTCGCAATGCGATCGATGGCTTCCAGACAATACTGCGTCGATGGATGAACTTCCGTGGTCATGAGACCGGACCTGGCGTCGAACCCTCGTCGACACCGGCTACATGGCGCGCGCCGGCCAACTGAGCCATCTGCGTCACAGCCGCCGCCACTTGACCCTTGTCGCGCAGCTTGATCACCGTCACCCGGGCCATATCGAACCATGCTTCCATTGTCGCGCGGCCGTCGGCATTGGCCTTGAATTCCTCAGGGAACATCGCCCCCATGATCTGCGCGGCGCGGGCGGCTTCGGCCAATTCCTGCTGCTGGGCAGCCGCGGCCGCGGGATTGCGCGGCAACATCGAGACCGCGCGGCCATCGACCTGAATGGGCTTGATCGCGCCAGATCTCTCCAAGAGATATTTATACCGGATGAAAATCTGGCTGAGGTCGCGCCAGAACGGCAGGCCTGGCGTGCCGATACGGCGCTGCGCGCGCGCCATCTCGTCTAGCCATTGTCCCAGCGTCGGCGGGGTGTCACCGGTCTGTTCTGGCAAATCGACATAGAACAGCTTGCGCAGCTTCTTCAGCTTTTGCTCATAGGCGTAATTCGCCGGGTTGGCAGGCGGGGCCTGATAGATGTTCTTGATCGCGCCTTCGTGTCCGGGCTCGACCGGATAGGCCATACCGGATTCAAACCCCTGCTCCACACTCGAAAAACTGAGACTGGGGAAAGTCACCGGCGGCCGCAGGGATAATTCCTGATTTTCGCCGAGCATGAGTTCGGCTTCGTCGATCTGACGCAGGCTGGGCAAGCCCTGGATGAGCGGGCCCAGGCCAAACGGCGAATCCGGCGACGGGTTGAAACGGCCGACCCATAACGGACAACAGCCCTCGCCCCTGAGTTCGGCATGGTGGACCAGATTGCTGCCCGTCTTGCCGACCATGACCACGTGCTGCCAGCACTCGTCGCCCTTGTCTTCCCACCGGCGCCAGAATCCCCAGATAACCTGGGTGCGCTCTTTCGCCTTTTCGATGATTTCCTTTTTCAGGTCAGGCTTGATCTTGGCCCATATTTCCTCACCGACGAGCTCGCGGATGTGCACGTTGCGGGTGTTGCGCACCGCAAAGCGATCGTCAATTTCGCCATAGGGCCCGAGATTGATTTCTAGCTCGCGCAAGGGGACGGCCGAATTCACGATCGGCGCATGGAGGTGGGGTCGCTCAATCCACATCCCGACCGTGCCGATCGGCAGGTCCGGGTAGAACGCCTTGGCTACTTCGGGATAGAGGTTGGATGCCTTCATGGCGCTGAAAATCTGCTGATCGCCTTTGAGCACATCGGCCTTCACCTTGTCCCAGACGCCAGGCGGCAGGTCCATGCCTGGTCCGCGCTCGCACCACGGCTTGGCCTCTGGCATGAAAGCGTTGACGACCTCGGTGACGAAATCCCCGCAAAGCAGGAACGCCTCGTCGGTATTGAGATCGCCCGCATCCTGAATTCGGGAAATCGTCATCGACGAGGTTGAACTGAGGCTCCGCTGCCGATGCGGCGAAGCAAAGAAATAGCACTCGCGGAAATCCATCTCCCACTGCGCTTTCCATGCGCGCGCAGCAGTCAGACGGTCCTTGGCCTGCTGCTCGATCAGGCTTTCCGGTGTCGATGGCGCTTTCGCGGGAGTTTTTGCCATGGTCAGAATTTGATCGGCGCGAGGCCGTCCGTTGGTGAATCAGGAGGCGCGGCCGGCGAGATGCCGCTGCCAGCGAGCGCGAGCCGCGTGCCGTACCTGGCCATCAATGCGGCAGTGTCGGATTGAGCTTGGGTCTTTAGATTGGCGACAAGGGTGTTCTGCGCCCGCGCCTGCTCAGCCTCGAGGTTCGGATCGACCGGCAGTTCCGGCTGTTTTGGCTGCATCGTCGAGAACAGTCCCACCTTTAGCTATCAGGTGGCGATAGAGCGCATCAGGACGAAGTGCGGCGCAACGCACCCCTATCAAATGACTTACAGAAGTGGTGCAGAACAACCCGAGCCGCATCCACGGTAATTCATTCTCCCGCACGTCGATCGTAACCGTGGCATTGCCCTTGATAATCGCGGCGATGATGCCCTGTGCGGCGGGCCCATCTTCCAGGGCCCGCAAGCGCGTGCGTCGAAATCCAACATCATAGATCCACCACTGCGACAACTCTGGAATCCATGCCAGCGCCGTCACGTGTTTGAACCGGCCCATCGCGATCGCGGAAAAAAACCAGTTCTCGGCCTGTCTGTGGAAAACAACCGTCCAGCGGTGCGCCTCAATGCCGTAGGCGTGGGCCTCCCGCATTACGACACCCGGCGCATGGACTTCCGCCGATTCCACGTCTGGATCGGCCGGAGATCGCCCAGTGGGGACTGGTTTGTCATCCGCCTGCCCTCGCCCAGCCCGATCATCAGATACTGCTTGGCGTCGCAAACGTGGCTGTATTTTCCCTTGTTCGGCTTTAGCTCGCCAGTCTCGTCTCGCTCGTTGAAATATCGTCCGGCCATGCCGACGATCAGCGTCCGGCACACCGGCGAAATCCGAACCCTGGGCGAGCCGTCGTACATCTCGTTCAGCGCGTGCGCGACCGCATCCACGCGGGTCGCGATGTTGTTGTTCTTCAGCCCTGGCGGATTCTGCACAATCATGCCGTGACCGCGGAACACGTCGACGCCCGACTGATCCGAAGTCTGGGTCTTGTCGTTACCCTTGGGGTCGCCATAGAACCGCACTGGACAATTCGGATAGTGCTTCGCCAGGAAGCGTTGCACCTTGGGTGCAAACGTCACGGCGCCCTCGTTCGAGCCGATCAACTCATTCTGGATCAGTATCCGATTATTGATCGGTTGCGCGAATACCGCAGCCGGCGATCGCCCGAAGTCGAGCCCCACAACCACTTCTGCGCCCATCACCGGCCGGAGGACTTCACGTGAAACATGAACCTCGCGCCGGAACATTGGCCAAACCGGCGAGCCCTCGACCACCAGCACCACGCGGACCATCAAACGGCTGTCGATCCAGTCCTTGCGCTTGCCCTTGATCTGTTTCTGGTAATAATCGGCCGGCAGGTTCGAAATGTTGTCGGCGTGAGGATTGACCGAATAACCGGTCACCACCTCGTGCCGCTCGTCCCAGTGCTCGATCAGAGCCGGCGGCTGCAGAAAATATCCCCAGCCATCCGGCCACTGGTATTCGACCCGCTCCTCCTCGGACAGCCCCGACGGAACGTCCACGCGCCCCGTCATCTTCGCTGTCCAGTGATCCTCGTCCGGCGCGTTCATGTCCGCGATCACGCCCCGCCAGGTCGGACCGCCATCCTCCTGTTTCGGGTAGCGCAGACGCGACGTCGCCTCGTCGACCAGTTCCTTGATGATGTACTGGAGCTCGTTGAAATATATCCCGGTGTATTCGCCCGATCGCAATCGTCTGACATCCTCCGGACGATCCAGTGCCATGAAGTCGACCTCGAGCCGCACATCGTCAAATCCGATCTTGTGCGTCAGCGCCTGACCCCAGTTGAACCGGCCGTGCAGATGCTCCGGGAAACAGTCCAGCCATGTCCGGATCGTCGTGCGCTTCAAGTCCGGATGCGTGTTGCGCACCACTGCAAACCGCGTCTTTCTGAACCCGTCGACCGGCGACTTCACCTGCTCCATCGCGTGCCGCATGATCCGCACACACGCCCCAACCGTCTTACCGCTGCCCAGCGGCCCCTCGATCACGTCGAAATCGTTGTTCGACGTCACGAATTCCGCGAGTTTAGTTCCTGCGATGAACTTGTAAGCGGTCATTGCTCGTCATCGTCCGCCGGAATGCGTGCGGTGAAGCCGACCGCATAGGTCTGCCCCCCCCTGCGCAATCCCGGCGTCAGCGGCTCGTCATTCGGCAGGCGCCGAAATCCAAGCGTCTTTACCCGACCATCCCGGATCGGCCGACCGCTCGGATGTTGTGGACGCTGCACCGTCACGCCGCGGGTCTCACGATCGCCGATGGCTTCATGATCTGACCCACCACCTGCGCCTTCAAAACATCGCAGCCGATGTTGATCTCCAGAAACCCAACCCCCGCGATATGCGCGGCCGGCTTTCCCGCGCCCATGACGCCCACCAGGCCCACCCCGATCATCCGGCCAGCCCGCGCCTCGGCAAGTGCATTCTCCAACAGCGCCACAACATTCGGATCAGCCAACGGAGACTTCAAACCCAAATCGATCATCGCAACCTCCTAAAAATCTGACGGCCAAAAAATAAAACCGGACCCCGAAGTGCCATGGCGAAAAGTGTGCGAGGGGTGGACCAGCGCCTATTCCGGTCGCCGATTTTTCCCCCCGGGGTCGTCGTGGCGAGCCTTCCAGAATCGAGGGCCACCCCCCTGCCCGTTTGATCCGCGCTCATAGGCCAAGACCACCGTTTAGCGTCTAAGTCGTTGATATGATTGAAGGCCGTTCATCTTCAATGGTCTGAACCTGCTGAACCGGCGCCTGCGTCAGGATCTGAATGATCACGCCAGGTGTCGCGGATTGTCCTGCTGCACCAGTGACTTGGCTGTCACCGAGGCGTTCGAGCGCCAGGATCGCGTTCACCACGGCCGCTTTGTTGTCGTCCTGCTCCTGCATTTGCTCGAGCCTGTGAATTCGGCGAGCTCGGCCTGACGTTCTCAACACCTCGCACTGCTGAATGTAGTACGCTTTCACATGAGGCTTTGTGAGCGCGACGTAGAGGGAATGATCCGTCAATCCGGCCTTTTCGGCTGCCTCTGAACGCTTGAGACCCTCCCACACCATCAGGTCGAGCGCGACCTTGTTTTTGCCGGTAACCTTGAGGGGTTTGGCGGGTTTCGCTGCTGATTTGGTCGGTAACGGCGCTGATAAGGCGGGCAGGGTGTTCATGCTGTGAGGATTGCGCTGGCGGGATGGAGGGGCAACGCACCTGATCCGTGGCGAGCGTGTCCAGCATATAGATAGACCTATATGGTGGACACGGTAACGGAGCGTTGGGCCGCCCGGCGGGTTCTCTCGCGTTCGGCCTTGGCCTTCTTACGGCGTTCGGATCGTTGTTGCTGGTTGCAGTCAATTGCGCCGATCGTTGTGATCTTGAGTTCGGAGCGCTTGGCGTCGGTCAGGCCGATCTTCCAGGCCAGCTTGTCAGCGGACCACTTGATGGGACATTCGGCGACCTCGGAGATCAGCCGCTCCCGGCTGGCCAGGTCAAGCCATGGGGCATAGCGGTCGATCCAGGCTGTTACGCGGCGGGGCATGTCAGGCAGGTTGGCCATGTGGTGTGAGAAGATGCGCACGATCAGGATGGAGCGCTCGGACGGATTGAGCTCATGCCCGCAGCCGTAGCAATCGTCCAGCCAACGGGTGAGTTGGGCGAGGCGAATGGCCGCCATGCCGCGGGACCGCGCGCCGATTTTGACGGTCTTTCGCTTATATCTTTTGGCGATCTCAAACTTGCGCGCTGCGATCTGCGCAGGCGTCGGACGACGAATGATCATGCCCGAAAAGTGACGAAGCGGTCGGCTGTCGCAACGCACCTTGGAGTGCGAAAAAGGCCTATTTTACGATGTAATTATTGCTCTTTTGCCTTATGCTGTAGCCGGACTTGTCTCATGCCACCACCTCGTCTGCCTTGCGTTCGTTCTCCGCCCGGTGCGAAGCGCCAGCGCGCCTCGCCTTGAGCGCTCGCTGGCGCTTGCGGTGTTTTTTCCATCGGGCGTTACTGGCCGCCTGTTGATGCTGCTTCAATTCAGCTTTCGTCATCTGAGCCATTCTAGCTTTGCCGCCTAGCTTCGACAAATGCTTGAAAACACGGCTCATCATATGTGTCCCAGCAGGGCTGGAATGGTTGTTCATTCTGGCCTGATTGGCCTGCCTCACCTGGCACTTTTCCGTGATCTGTTTCTGCATCCTGGCGAGTTGCTCCGGGTCCGGTTCGGCCCTGATCTTGAGGCTGGCGGCACAGAGCGCGTCGAACAGCTTCTCCGGACCGAGCCGCTTGACCTGTGACGGTCCAAAAACCTTGCCGGACAGCCCTGGTGCGAATCCGGCGAGTACGTCGAAATCCTCGTAGCGGATGCCAAGTTCGCCGATGCGCGCACGAATGGCCCCGATGAGCTCGGTATAGCTGGTGACCTCAACGGCCACCCCTTCCGGCACAGCTCGGATCGGCGCGGTCATTGCTTCACGGCCTCCTCGGCTTTTTCGCGCTCATCCATTGCGTTGTGCACCATGACAGCCGGATCCTCTTCGTCCAACATGGGACGGCACCAGCAGTCCACGGAATGACGGTGCGGCCGCATGTCCGCCTTGGGGATGACGTGTTGCTTGCCGTCGAATCCGGGCCAGACTTCCCAAGTCATTCCGCCGCCTCCGCCCGCTCGGTGGTGGGCTCCGGCTCAGTCGACAACTTCACCGCATCGTCAAATGTCAGGGATCGCGCTACATCGAGATCGCCGGATTTCAACGCC